TATCAACACCAAATGGTTATGACCCAATTTATTATGAGATATATAATCAAGCAAGTAGAGGAATGAATGATTTCAAAATCTCTGAAATGTATTGGTTTAGAGACCCAAGATACACAAAAGATTTATATCTTATCAAAACACAAGATGCCATTCATTATTTGTTAAATAAAGAGGAATATAATAAAGAAAATATTATCAGTTGGGAAAACATTCCTTTTGAAGAAAGAAACTATGATGAACTCAAATTAATGATGGATTCAGGATATAAACCTTGTTCATCTTGGTTTGAGGGTATGGTTAAGAAATTGAAATACGACAAACGTAAAGTTTCACAAGAGTTGGAATGTAATTTCTTGGGTTCTGGTGATAATGTATTTGATTCCTTATTAATGCAAAAGGTAAAAGAAAATATGATTAAAGAACCCCAAAATAAAATGATTGGGAACTCTTTATGGATTTGGAAAGAACCAGTTGTTGGACACAAATATGTAATGGGTGTGGATGTAAGTAGAGGGGATAGTGAAGATTTTAGTTCATTCCAAATTATTGATTTTGATACTCGAGAACAAGTTGCTGAATATGTTGGGAAGTTACCTCCTGATACAATGGCCGAAATATGTTATAAGTGGGGTAATATGTATAATTGTTTTATTGTTATAGATATTACTGGTGGTATGGGTGTATCAACATCTAGAAAACTTCAAGAAATGGGTTATAAGAATCTTTACATTGATGGTGTTGATACCGCTAACAAATGGAAGTATGACCCGAAGGCTTTAGAAAAAATTCCTGGTATAAACTTCAACAACAAACGTGTACAAATTATTGCTTCTTTTGAAGAGGCTATGAGACACGAGTTTAAGATTTATAGTATGAGATTATTCAACGAAATGAATACTTTCGTATATGTAAATGGAAGACCAGACCACCAAAAAGGACAACACGATGACTTGATTATGTCAGTTGCAATGGCAACCTATGTTGCAGAATCCTCTTTTACAAATTTAGAAAAGGTTACGGAACATACGAAAGCAATGTTAGAATCTTGGTCAGTAAGTAATAATGAAGAGGCCACAAAACAAATTGATTTCAATCCAGTCATACCTTATGGTCATGAAAGAATTAATCAAAGAAACCAAAATGTTTCCAAAGAGGATTATATGAAATATTCTTGGTTATTTGGTGGAAGATAATATTTATAAATAAAAATATATGGGTTTAGTTATTAGAAAAAAAAGCGGGTCAAAAATATTTTCGGGTTCTAAACTTAACGTACAAGGACAAGGAATTTCTACGGTTAAGGTTCAACCCCAAGACAAGGTTCCGATAACTCAGAACACATCGAATGTAAATAATTAACTCTTTAGTTATTGTTTATACTCATTAAATTAAATCTATGGAACAAAATAAAAATAATTTTACTGTTTGGCAAAGATTGTCACACGCGTTTGGTCCTAACGCATTGTTAAATCAGGATTATCCAACTTATAAGTTTGATAAGAAAGAACTATTGAGGACAACTTCTAAACAAGAATATGAGAAGGAACTTCTCCAAGCACAACAAACCTACTATTTAGCAAATCAATGGACAAAAATAGAAGGTAATTTATACACACAAGCTGTTTATTATGAACCAACAAGATTAGCTTCATTTTATGACTATGAATCTATGGAATATACACCTGAGATTTCAGCAGCACTAGACATTTATGGTGAAGAATCAACTACAGTTGACGAAGATGGATATATGTTACAAATATATTCTGAATCGAAACGTATAAAGGGAATTTTAGCAGACTTATTCAATAATGTGTTGGATATCAATACTAATTTACCTATGTGGACAAGGAATACTTGTAAATATGGGGATAACTTTGTCTACCTTAAATTAGATCCGGAAAAAGGTGTTGTTGGATGTATGCAATTACCGAACATTGAAATTGAACGTTTTGAAAGGGGAATGCCTGCTCAAGCAAGTAGACAAAATGTTGAAGAGCCTGCGGAAAACAAAGGTTTAAGATTCAAGTGGAAGGCTAAGGATATGGAGTTTAATTCTTGGGAGATAGCTCACTTCCGTTTATTAGGTGATGATAGAAAGTTACCTTATGGTACTTCAATGTTAGAAAAAGCAAGACGTATTTGGAAACAATTATTGTTATCTGAAGATGCGATGTTAATATATAGAACTTCAAGAGCACCAGAAAGAAGGGTTTTCAAAGTCTTTGTTGGTAATATGGATGATAAAGATGTTGAACCATATGTACAACGTGTTGCAAACAAATTCAAAAGAAGTCAAGTTGTCGATTCTCAAACTGGTAATGTAGATATGAGGTTCAACCAAATGGCAGTGGATCAGGATTATTTTATTCCTGTTAGAGATCCAGCTCAAGGTAGTCCAATAGAAACTTTACCTGGTGGTACAAACTTGGGTGAAATTGCTGATATTGAATATATCCAAAAGAAATTATTAACAGCTTTACGTGTACCTAAAGCATTCTTAGGTTTTGAAGAACCAGTTGGTGATGGTAAGAATTTATCATTAATTGATATTCGTTTTGCAAGAACTATTAATAGAATTCAAAAATCTATGGTTGCAGAATTGAATAAAATTGCAATTGTACATTTATTTTTATTAGGTTTTGAAGATGAACTTAGTAATTTCAGATTAGGTTTAACAAATCCATCTAGTCAGGCCGACTTATTGAAAATCGATATTTGGAAAGAAAAAGTCGCCTTATACAAAGAATGTGTTACGCCTATTGGTGGTACTGCTCCAACTTCTATTACTTGGGCCAAGAAACACATCTTGGGATTCTCTGAAGATGAAATTAAAGTTGATTTACAACAACAAAGAATTGAGAAGGCAGTTGATGCTGAACTAACTAATACCGCAACAATCATTACTAAAACTGGTGTATTTGATATGGTTGACAAATTATATACATCTAAAAGTGGTACAACAGCTGGGGGTACACCACCTCCTCCCCCTGGTGGAGCACCACCACTTGGTGGTGAAGTTCCAACAGGATTACCTGAAAGTGAAAAGAAAGATAATCTCAAAATATTATTAGAAAGTGATAATATTTTAGATGAAGATACGTATATCGATTTATCGAAAGCGAGAAATTACTTGGGGGAAATGGAGACACAATTGAATAAACTTATCAACGACTAATATTTATAATAAAAAAACAATTATGAAATTTGGAATTATTAAATCTAAAATAGACTATGTTTTATCTGAGTCGTTCAAAAATGAACTTCATTTCAAAGAAGAAATGAAACTATTCAAAAAAGTTGTTTTAGAGAACAAAACCTTAAGTAAACTTTTTTATCTATATGACGAATTAAGTACAAAGAAAAATGTTAACAAAAATATTGTTAATGAATATATTAATGAGTCAATTACAATTTATGAAAATTTGATTAACAAAATCAAACCAAGTGATTTGAAAAAATTAAACACTTGGTTGATTGATGTTAATGTTGAAAATAACTACGGACAAATTGACGATTTATTTTCAAACGACATTTTGAAACTCGAAAATAAAATTCAGAGTAAAAAGACAATTGCAGAATCTCTAACTGAAATCGGTACTAGTGAGAAAGAAGTAATCAATATACCTGTTAGTTCAATGATTAAGTTAGCAAACAAAACATTAAATAACTTCATACAAGGATTGAATGAGGGTGATAAACAAGAATTAATTAAATTCCTATCACAAGATGAACAAACTATGGAAGGAGAATATAATGTGATAAAAGAAGACGTGATTGGAAAACTTAACAATCACAAAAGAGGGTCTGATGAAGATACATCAAACAAAATAGAGGAAACTATCTCCAAAATTAAAAACGAAAAATTTGACAAACTAACTTTCTTCAAGCTTAAAAATCTTAACGAAAGTCTTTAGTCGTTTTCATTCGATTTGTATTTTTGTGAGTAGATAGCTTTTTTTAGTTCATCCCTACGCATAACCGAATTTTTCGTAAACTCTTTTCTTTTTTTCAACTCTGTCATCAATTTAGTTTTGATGACTTTACTTTTGAAAAGTTTCAAGGCTTTTTCAATAGGGGTTTTATTGTCTACATTTACTATTAACATACTTTTTTTATTAAAAATTATTTTTTTGACTATTACTATATAATTATTTATTTTTTTCGTAAGAATAAACTTAAAAAAATATTATGAATGAAAAAAGGTAAAACTTCGAAGATTCAAGGATTTAAGACAACAAAAGTGGTATATGGTACGACAGACTCCTTCGAATTGAAATCAATCTATCTTAACTTACAAACGTGGGTTGAACCTAAAGATGAAGTCGAAAATTGGGAACGAATTGTATTAAATTTATCACGACAAATAAAACACACAATTTATAACCATATAAATACAAAATTATTCGAGAAAAACTTTATTGTCGACTTAGATTTGAGAGCAAGTGGTTTAGCCCCAAACAAAAAATCCTTCCTAAATTTAGAAATAAATTTTTATTTAATTGACAAAACATTAGATTTCAAATCAACAATTTTGAGAGAAAGTCTTAAAGATTTGACAAAAAAAATCATAACGGAAAATTTTAGTAGAAATCCATACTTCTCTTTCACACTGACTAAAAATTGTAAAGTTGGGGATAATGATTAATAAATATAAAAACTTTAATATTTATTAAGAAAAAACACAAAGATGAATTTAAGATTAATTAAACCTGGTGAAACTGGAAAAGGTATTTTAATTGAAAACGATGGGTGGGTGTCACCAAAAACTGAAATGAATTCCTATATAATGGAACAAAAAAGTTTTTTGGATTATTCGAAACCTTTTGAATTTTATGCGGTTTTACAGAAATATAATACACCAAACAGAAATGGTAGAATATATCCTGAAAAGATATTGAAAAGAGAAGCTGAGAATTATAAAAAAATGATTCAAAAGGGAACTTCCCTATCCGAATTAAACCACCCAGAATCCTCTCTAATTGACTTAGATAGAGTATCACACATAATAACTGAAGTATGGTGGGAAGGTCCGATATTAATGGGTAAACTAAAGTTATTGACTTCACCAGGATTCCACGAAAGAGGGATTGTTTCAACTAAAGGTGATATGGCTGCGAATTATTTGAGACAAGGTGTTACACTTGGAATATCATCTCGTGGTGTTGGTTCTCTTAAAAAAGTTGGTGAACAAAATGAGGTACAAGATGATTTTGAATTAATTTGTTTCGATTTAGTATCATCCCCATCTACTCCTGGTGCCTATCTTTTCTTAAATAAAGAAGATAGAGATATGTACTCAGAAAATTTAGAGGAAGATAAAAGAATTGCTATGGAAAGAAATGTTGGTGATTTCGGAAACAAATCTCTTGACTTAATGAAAAGATTAAACGATTATTTGGGATATTAAGTTAAACCAAAAAAATATTAGTAAAATGGAAGATGGACAAAAATACTTCGTGGCTAAAATTGCTGAAGATTTAGTTGATGAAGACTCTGGTAAAGTAAAAAAGATTAAACTTGAAAAATTAGTTTTAGGTTACAATCCAACTGACGTTGAAGCAAAGGTTACCAAGATTTATGAACACTACACAATGGATTGGAGAATTACTGCAATTGTTGAGAGTAAAATAGATGAAGTAATTGAGTAACAAAAAGTCAAAAAAAATTAAAAAAGGGATATCCAAAAAAGGGTATCCTTTTTTTTTATTCATACTATGATATTTATTGTTAACCTAAAAACTAATTTTTTGTGTACTGTAATTGTATCACAAAAGATTTTTTTAATAAACTAATATATTTATATATAAAAAACAAAATGACAGAAAAAAAATCATTAGTTGAAGAAGCAATACTTCAAATGAAAAATTTAGAAGAAGCTGTTGCTGAAAATGCAAAAGGAATACTTGCCTCTACTATGAGACAAGAAATCAAAGACTTGGTAAAAGAATCTCTCAAAGAAGAAGATGACGAGATTGAGGGTGATGACGAAATGGAAGACGAGAACGAAATGGAAATGGAAGACGAAGATGAAATGGAAATGGATGACATGGACATGGAAGATGAAGACGAAATGGACATGGAAGATGAAGACGAAATGGATATGTCAGAACCTGATATGGAGGTGGATACAATAGACCTCACTGACCAACCAACTTCTCAAGTTCTAAAAGTATTCAAACTTTTAAGCCCTGAAGATGAAATTATTGTTACTAAAGATAAATCAGGTAACATTAATCTTAAAGACTCTGAAACTGACAAAGAATATATGATTGTTGGTGAAAGTGATATGGATTTCGCTTCTATGGAAGAAGAAGACTATGGAATGTATGATGAAGGAATGGTAGGTTACGACACTATGGAAGAATATGAAATGTCTGAAGAAATGGATGATTATTCTTTAGAGGAAGAAGAAGATGAATTTGAAGATTTCGGGATGGAAGAAACTATCTACGAAGTAGAAATGGAAGATGAAGATGAAATGGACATGGAAGATATGGACATAGAATACCAATTGGAAATGGATGATGATTCTGATTATATGATGGAATCAAAAAAATCTATGAAACCAAAAGGTATGGATTTTGGTGATGCAAAATCATATAAAATTTCGGGTAAACCAAATATGGAAGGCGGATTCAAGGTTGTTAAAACTAATGCTGATACTACGATGGGTACTGGTAGTGCTAAATCTTTCAAGTATGGTAAAGGTGAAAATCTAGATGGTGAGTTCAAAATCAAACCTAAAATGAAAAAAGCCGAATCCAAAGAAGGTATGATGAAAATGCCTAAGAAAATGGAAACAAAAGAGGCTTCACGTACTTTAGGAAACGGAAAATATTGGGGTAGAGAAGGTTTACCAAAACCAAAAGCAGCTCCACGTCATATCAGAAAAGAATCTATTGACACTGAAGAATTTAATCTTCTTAGAGAAAAAAATGAAGAGTACAGAAAAGCATTAAACATTTTCAGAAATAAACTTAATGAAGTTGCAATCTTCAATTCAAACTTAGCTTATGCTACAAGATTGTTTACTGAACACTCAACTTCAAAACAAGAAAAAATTAATATTCTGAAAAGATTTGATGGTGTTGAAACTCTTAAAGAATCTAAAAATCTTTATAAAGTAATAAAAGACGAATTATCAAATACGTCAACACAACAAGTTAACGAATCTGTTGAAAAATCAATTCAAAAAACACCTTCAACTGGTTCAGCTGTAAACTTAATCGAATCTAAGACATACGAAAATCCTCAATTTATGAGAATGAAGGATTTAATGTCAAAATTAAAATAATAAATCAATAAACTCGCTAAAAACAAAAACAAATACAAAATGGGAGCATTATTAGAATCGGGTCTTGTTGGTAACATTGGTTTGAAACACCTTAAAGTTATCAAGGAAGATACTATCAACAAATGGGATAAATTAGGATTCCTTGAAGGTCTTAAAGGCCACCTAAAAGAAAACGTAGCTCAGTTATATGAAAACCAAGCTTCTTTCCTTATCAACGAAGCAACTTCTGATGGATCTTCTGGTTCATTCGAAACTGTTGTATTCCCTATCGTAAGAAGAGTTTTCTCTAAATTATTGGCTAACGATATCGTATCAGTACAAGCTATGAACTTACCTATCGGTAAATTATTCTACTTCGTACCTAAAATCCAAGGATATAACGGAGGTACAAGTCCTTCAGGTAACTTCAATGCCGGTCAAAGTGGTGAACACTATGCACCTGTAGGAAGCCCAGGTAACTATCCTGGTGACCCAACTACAGGTTACACTGCAGGTAATGGTACTTACAATCCTACTTATTCAAAAAATCTTTATGATTTATTCTACGAAGGAAATGAAGCAGGTTTAGATCCAGCTGGTCTTTTCGATTACTCTAAAGGTCGTTGGTCTGCTATTACAGAAGCCGCAACTGTTATGGTATGGAGTAATAGTGCAGTTGTTTCTGCAACTACACAATACCCAGCAACAACTAATGTTAGAAAGGTTCTTATTCAAATGTGTGGTTTCCAAGATAGTGGTGTAGGTAAATTAATCGCACCTGATGGAAGTGAAATAGACACTGAAGCATTCTTATCTGATTTAAGAATTTATGCTACAGCTGCTCAGGCTTCATCACCCTTCAGTGCAACAACTCCTTGTAATTCAATTTATACTTCTACAGGTGTAAGAAATTCTCTTCTTTTCCGTGTAGTTACACAACAATATGGTAAAGGTATTGTTCAACCAACATCTACTAATACAAAAACAACTTGGCCTTCAAATGGTGGTGGTACTTACAATGACATTTGTAATCAAAATGGTTGTATTTTATTAGAGGTTGATTTATCTTGCCCAGTTTGTGTTGAGTGTGATGCAACATCTTTAGATGGTTACACAGGTACTACATTGACTGGTGGACTTTCAGGTACAGCATTTACTGCAGTATTCAGAAGATATGAAGAACTTGAATTCGAAGATAAAATCGGTGAAGTTTCTTTCGATTTAGAATCAGTAACTGTTTCTGTAACTGAAAGAAAATTAAGAGCTCAATGGTCTCCTGAACTTGCTCAAGACGTTGCTGCATTCCATAACATCGATGCTGAAGCTGAATTAACTGCTCTTCTTTCTGAGCAAGTTGCTGCTGAAATCGATAGAGAAATTCTACGTGACCTTAGAAAAGGCGCTGCTTGGAATTTAAGATGGGATTACAACGGATGGAGAAGAATTTCTCAAACAACTTCTTACACTCAAAAAGACTGGAATCAAACACTTATCACAGCTATCAACCAACTTTCAGCTCAAATCCACAAATCTACTTTAAGAGGTGGTGCTAACTGGATTGTTGTGTCTTCTGAGGTTTCTGCAATCTTTGATGACTTGGAATACTTCCACGTATCAAATGCTTCTCCTGACCAAGACCAATACAACATGGGTATTGAAAGAGTAGGTACATTAGCTGGTAGATACCAAGTATATCGTGACCCTTACTTCCCACCTAACCAAGTGTTAATTGGACACAAAGGTACGTCACTTCTTGATACTGGTTACATCTACGCTCCGTATGTTCCACTTCAATTGACACCTACAATGTATAATCCATTCAACTTTACACCAATCAAAGGTATCATGACTAGATACGCCAAAAAAATGGTGAACAACAGGTTCTATGGAAGAATTACTGTTGATGGTGTTAGAACATTCGACTTACAAGAATTGAGATAATCAATCTTAAGTAATACTGACGAGAGGGACAAAAACTTGTCCCTCTTTTTTTTTATTAATTAACATAAATAATTGATTTTATGTTCTTATTTCATATATTTATATTATATGAAAAGAATAGAATTAGATAAAACCTTTATTGATGAGATTATAAGACTATACAACGAGGAAATGTTGGGTAGTCCATCCATATCCGAGAAATTGGGTATAAATAAACATATTGTTTTACGAGTTCTTAAAGAAAACAATATTAAGGTTGGAGTACCAGGGAAAAAGTTCAAAGGTGGAAAGAAAACAACATACAAAAGAACTTATGAGAAATATAAAGAAAGAAAAACTGAATACCACAAAGAATGGTCAAAACAAAATAGGGAAAAATTAAACGAATATCATAAAGAGTGGAGAGAAAAGAATATTGATAAACACAGAGAAACTAAACGTACTTACCAAAAAGAAAAAAGACATACTGACCCCATCTACAAACTAATCTCTAATTTCAGAACGGCAATTTATATTGTCTTAAAAGAAAATAAGTTAGACAAATACACTAACTATTTCAATATGGTTGGATATTCTGCTGAACAACTAAAAGAACATTTAGAGAAACAATTTAATGATGGTATGAGTTGGGAGAATTATGGTGAATGGCATATTGACCATATTAAACCTATATCTTCATTTGAATTTGATAGTTCTGACGATGAACAATTCAAAGTGTGTTGGTCTTTGGATAATTTACAACCTATGTGGGGGATTGAGAATATAAAGAAGGGAAATAAGATATTATAATATTTTTATCTAATTACTGATATTTATAAGTAAAATACTTTTTATATGCAAAAGAAACTATATTTCCTAAATGAGGAAGAGAAAAATAGAATATTAAGTCTACACGAAAGTAGAACAAAAAGTCAATATTTGTTGAGTGAGGCTATTGATAGAAAAACTTTTACAAAGAAGGTGGACGATATATGTACTACAGGAACTTATGGTAAAGGTAATTTAACGGATGAAAAAATTAAAAAAGACGCTGAAGTTATGGTAAGAAACTTCACTGGTACTCGTAAAAGTAATGAAAGTCTTAAAGTTATTGCTGATAATATTAGAAAATTAAATAGTATTGGTAATTATTGTAAGGTAGCAAAAAAATACAAAGAACTTGGTGGACGAGGTTCATCTCTTACAGATTGGATGAGAACATTTGTTTTTATGGATAATGCTTGGGAACTATACATTAAACAACCTTTAGAAGAATTAATTAAAAATTCTGAAGCATTAAAAGAAAAAAGTAATCAAGATTATACCCAAGGGGTTGATGGTACACAAGCTAAAGATAATTCAAACAAAGATTATGCAGCATATGCTGATGCCGCAATAGCAAAATCGAAAGTAGGTGGTGGAACAAACCAAGTAGCAGGGGGAACAATTTTACCTCAAGTGGTTACACCTGATGTGGTGAAACAATTAAGAACTATGGGGGGATTAACTGATACTGCCGCAACATTAACACAGAAAGACATAAACGACCTATATGCCTTATTCTTTCATAATTTACCAAAAAAATAATTTTATCAATATGAAAAGATTTAATATAACTGAAAGTGATAGAAATGAAATTTTAGATTTACATAGAAAAGCTATGATAAATGAAGCTAGTACTGGGGTACAAGTACCTGTAAGTACCGCTGAATTGGTTGGTGGAAAGACTGTGGTAAATGCACCTGCAGCTCAAACAACAAATTATACGATTATACAATTACAAGATTTATTAAATCAGAGAGGTTATAATCTTGGTAAAGCAGATGGATACTTAGGTAAAAATAGTTTGGCTCAAATACAAGCAGCTTTGACTGCAGCTAAAACATCTCAAGCAAATCTTGCTCAACAACAAGCGGCGCAAGCTGTTACAACAACTACTACAACTATATCACCAGTCGCAGGTCTACCAGTACCTCCGGCACAACAATCGAATGAACCTGAAATTAAGATACCGAAACCATTTGTAAGTGGACAAGTAACTGATAAGTTTGGGACAAATCCATTCCAATTAAAATAATTAATCAGTAATTTCTGATTTACTTAGTATTCTAATTGATTTGGATATTACCTCTGATTCACCAAGTGAATAAACACCACTATGATATGCGTGTTTAATTGCTTGTACTAATAGATATATTGCTTGTTCTTTATCCATTACATCCAATATTGTTTGTAAATGGTCTTCAGTTAATAGTGGGACTGAATTAAATAGTTTTCCGTATATTTTTTCTTCTTCCATAGATATTTATAGTTAAATTATATTTCATAATGATACGACAAATTGTTGAGAAAATCAAACAAGAATTATTAAAAGAAGCAACCTCGGATGCTTCAGGTTCAAGAGGTTCTTATGTTATGCCACTTCGACCAGGAAAAAGGATTTTTAGTAAATCTGAGTTGGGTCCTTTTACAGATACTGTGTCAAAATATTTTAGTCAACAGTTAGCTACAGATAGTTATGATGGTGAAATGGATACACCAAAGAAAGATATTAATAAAATGGAATCTAAAGCAAAAAAGTTATCAATATACCTAAAAAATCATCCAATCAGAAATGATGACGATGGTGATGTTATAAATCCCTTTCCTGGGCACGAAGTTGAAAGACCACCGATGGAGGAAACATTACAACCATACACTAAAAAGGTAAATGAGGCAACATATGGTTATGGGGGAGAATATAATGGCCCTTTGGAAATTGGTATGAAAAAATGGAAGAACAAGTCACTTAAACCCTTTTCAGAATTTGTAGATTCAGATGTAAATCGTAATAAGTTAAAAAGCACCTTAAAAAACAATATAAAAAGAGTTGTTGGTAAATGGGAAGTGGAGAGTAAAGATATGGATATGGAAATCCACGATGTTCATACAATAAATGAATGGGAATTTGAGGAGGCACCAATATTAACCGAGGATTTGGCCGTGTGGTTTGGTACAAAAAAGAAACCCAAGGGGTCATCACAACCAAAAGGACCTTGGGTTAATATATGTAGAAAGGTTGATGGTAAACATCCCCCTTGTGGAAGAAGTGAAGCTGATACAAAGGGATATCCCAAATGTAGAGCAGTTGGTGTTGCGGGTAAGATGAGTGATTCACAGAAGCAAGCAGCATGTGCACAGAAACGTAGGGCTGAAAAAAAAGACCCAAAGGTTGGTACTGGTAACAAACCTACAATGACATCTTACAAACCAAAGAAAAAATAATTATTTAGAAGGGGTTAAATCAGTAATAGATTTAACCTTTTTTATTATGTTTTCCAAAGAGTGCTCAATTTGAGACATAATTTGGTCTTCATATTCTTGTCTGATTGTTTCTACTTTTCCATCATACATTTTGGATAATCTATCCCAATTTCTATCATTGATTGTTACATCATAATGATAGATGTGATTTGTGATACTTATAGTTCCGTGGTCTAATATACAAAACAAATCAAGTTCAGCATTTTTGATATATCGTTTTCCACTTAATGGAGCCATTAAGAATTTTGACTCGGGATGTGTAATTAGGGATCGGGCTATAGATAAACACATCTTTTGTGTTTGAGAAATCTTTTGTTCTTTGGTAGAACTATTTCTATTCCACATTAACCATTTTACATAAATTCGTTTCATTAGACGTTTGATGAATTTTTCCATATTTTTTTATTTTTTGATTGAGTACAAATATATGGATTAGAATTGATAAAACAAAAAAAGGTAGAAAAAATTTCTACCTTTTATAATGAAAAAAATATAAATTAACAATAAGGTGGTGAACATTTCTTTTCACCATCTAACCCAGGTTTCTTTCCTTTACAAACTTGCACTCCGTAACCATTACTATAAGCACTAGGAAATACCTTAAATTTGCCCTTGGCTGCTTTATATCCTCTTGCACATAGTTTTGTACCAGTTTCCTTTTTTCCTTCCATCATAACCATTTCTTCATCATCATAGAATTCATCAGTATATTCTGTTTCATTCATCATAAAGTCGAATACTTGGTCTAAATTTTCTTTTGCAATAGTAATGTGGTCATCAGCCCAATCGTGTCCACCTTGAAGTATTTTTTCTACTTCCATTGGGTCTAATTCCAACAATAGTTGTGCTTGTCTAATCATTTGTTCTAAATTACTGAAGAACATATAGTTTTGTATTTTTCCGTAATCTTTTTCGTTAACTATTTTTTTAACGAGTTTGTTAAGTTGTGATTCTGTAATTCTCATATATTTTTAATTATTTAATCCGTTAGGTCCTCCTAATGTTATTGCGTTTAATTGTATTACAGCTTGTCCTTGTCCATTTGTCCAAGTTGGGTGTGGCGCGGAAACTGATGAAATTGTTTCACCTGTTGTACAAGGGCAACAAACCACACATATTGTTGATTCTGTTCCAGCTGAGAAACCAAATAAACATTCCTCGCATCCATTTTCTAAACTGAAATTTGAATGGATAATTTGGTTAAGATTTGAAAAATCGTAGTCGGTGTTATAACTAGTTTCACTAACTTGTATAACTTCAAAAACTCTGAAACATTTTGTGTAGGTGGTAAAGTCACCCCTATCATTAAATTCAATTTCAGCATATATAACTTGGTCGATAACAGGTATATACCCAAATGTCGAAATTGGGAATACCGGAATAATGGTTCCGTCATCACAAGCAACCAAATTAACTATAGTAAAATTATTAACTAAACAATCATAACAAGAAGAATATGTTTCTGTTGTGGCTGTTATTGTACCTAATAGTTCATCAATGTCGGTAATTTCAAAACAATAATTTATATTATCAGGTGGCGCAGTACCATCAGTTCCGGTTATGAAACTACCTATGGGTATAGATTGTCCACTAAAATTTATACTTTCTTCATTAGGACCGGTACAAAAAATTGCATTCTTAATTGCCATAATATATTTTTATTTAATAAATATCTTTCTTTAATTATTTAATCCGTTAGGTCCTCCTAATGTTATTGCGTTTAATTGTATTACAGCTTGTCCTTGTCCATTTGTCCAAGTTGGGTGTGGTGCGGAAACTGATGAAATTGTTTCACCTGTTGTACAAGGGCAACAAACCACACATATTGTTGATTCAGTACCAGCAGAAAATCCGTATAAACATTCATCACACGTAGTGTAATTTGAGAAAAATATTTGTACCAATGTGGCTTGTTGATTTGTTGGTAGACCATTGTAATCGTCCTCGGATAATTGTTCCAAACCTTCAAACTCAAAACAACCACTGTAAGTTTCAGTACCAGAACCACCTTCGATTGTGAATTCTAAATTGAAAATACCTTCTTGTACTATATAACCGAAATCAGTTATATCAAAAACCGGTCTGTCATATGGATAATTTGAATCACAAGGTGACAATATAACAACAGCATAATTATTTGCCAAACAATCATAACAAGAACTAAAAGTATTTGTGGTTGCTGTATATGTTCCAGATGCACTAACGTCTGTTATTTCAAAACAATAATTAATAATATCATTTGCAGGTGGTGAATCAGTTGCGGTTATGTAACTCCCAATTGGAATAGTTTGACCACTGAAGTTTATAGTTTCGGATGAATTATCTTGACAATAGAGAGCATTAGCCATAATATATTTTTATTTTATAAATATTTACTTTTTATTTATAGTTCACAATTTGGAACTTTATTTGTCTTTTATATGTGTTTACCTCCCCACTACTTTCAACTTTGATATCAATAAAATACTCATTAGGTATTTTATCCCTTGTGTCAAATATGAAATAGTATTCATTTGGAGTTCTATTAATTGCAGTCCAATCTTGAACTTGAACTTCTGTTTGACCTTCTCTTACATACACACGATAATAAGCACTTACTTTTGGTAACAATCTATTTGTTGTATATGCTTGTTTGATAATAACCCCAACTTTTCTAACATCAGTATTAAATATTTTCTCATCTTGTTTGATTCCATAATAATCGAATCCATATATTTTTGGTTCTACTGAATTTGTTCCAATTGTAAATCCATTTTTAAATGGTTGTAATGTAAAGTCATTTAGTACATTTGGAAGTGGGAATCCATTATAAGTTAAACCAGTCCATCTATCTGAAAATGTACAAGGGGTCTTATATCCGAAAAGTGGGGGTACACTTACCTCATAAACACCTTGAGTTCTCTGACACACGGTTAAACCAGTAGGATTTATAACTACATTACCTGAATTGTCTAAAATGGTTACGCTTGGTAATGAATCTAAATTGATTGGGTTACCATCTTCAAATAAGTATAGGTATAATTTGTTGACCCTTCCCAAAACAAAATTGTTTCTATCATCTTCTATCAGGTCATCAAATGATGTTTCCAAATATGGTTCGTAAAATGTTTGAGTGTGTCTTGTAAAGAATTGTACTTCGTAAGTATCTGTAAGACCTGATAATAATTCAACTTGAGGTTTGTATGCAATAATCCAACCTGTAACACCTGAAATCCCCCCATTTAGTAAGTCATTAATTTCTGAACTCATATCAAGTTCGATATTTTCATCACCAAATTCGAAGTGTTGTTCAGTCACTAGTGTGAGTCCTGTATATGGATATGAACCAAAGTTTCTATTATTGTAAATTCCTTCTTCTTGCCATTGACTTATAGTTGTAGTTTCAAACCAATTTGAAGGTCTTGTTGAGAAGTTTCTATCGAAAGGACTATATTGATAAATTAAATCAGCAAAATCATATCCAACACCCTCGTCCCATAGTTGTGGTGTACTTTGGTCAAAATTAATTGGGGGAATTCTCAGTAAAACTAAATCAAAGGATGTTGCTCTTTGTCTTCCTTGAGATGTTGATGTATTTAATAATTCTTTATTAAAGGTGGATGTATTAACCATTCTCAAGGTATGTTTCATAGTTGAACAAGTTGAGGAAATGGTTCCGTTTGAAATCTTTTCTCTTAAAGCATCTAAATCTAAATCGAAAATGAATCTACTATAACCCAATGGATATTGTGTTACTACGGTAGTACCAAAAAATAGTTCAGTTACTGGGTTTCTTCCAGTATTAGTGTAACTATTCGATATAATGGTATTATTTCTACTAAAGTATGATTTGTGAATTGACATCTATGTACTTTATACATAAATATCAATTAATTCGGATATTTTGATTAAGTATCAAACTTTCGGCATTGTTAAGTAAAGTTTCAATATCCTCTAGTCTTTGTCCGTTACCACTTGCAGTTTTTGCTGGTTTAATTATAGCAATAGGATGAACATGACCTTCTAAGAAAGCATACATCTTTCTCAATAATTCAATTAGGACTTCACCCCTCACACTTGAATAGGTAAGATTTTGTAATGAGTTTTTACCTCTAATAAAAGCATTTTGAGGAATCCCATAAATGGTATCCTGAAGATTAATTTTAGTTTTTTTACTTGTGGAGTCTTGCGATAGTAAATATATTTTTTGAGCTCCCATAACACCATAACTTACTGGTTCAGATTTGAATGAACTTGGGAATATGGTTTGTCGTACAAGGTCGTATTGACTACCATAAATTGGTTTTTCTCCTTTTTTATTAAAGACTAAAAAATAACCAGATTCTTTGGAAGCTTTTTCTAAACTGATTGCACCAAGAAATTTACTATAATTACGTATTTCGATAGCATCTGTAAGACTATTTGCCGCGTTGAATTTATTACCCACTTCATAGGTAAGTTTTGATGGTGTAACAACAAATGGGAAGGGGTTTTTGAAAACTTGTTGTTCTTGTGATGTATAACCACTGAAAGTCAAAAATTCATCAAAAACACCTCTTATAAAAGTGTTTATTATATAAATGGTATCCTCAAAAGTATTACCTGTAAACTCTATTTTTGTACTGGTTTCCCTTATGTCAGTACCTATAGTAATTTTAGTTATTGTTTCTGAATCAAAATTGGAAGTGTTAAATTCGGTACTACTTTCGTTCCATTTGTAAAGTTTAACATATCCCGTAAACATATTTGGTGTTACATCGTTATCCAAATTATTAATATGCCACTCAACAACAGTATTAATTAATTTACTTACTTCTTTGAACGAGGTACTTGTTTGTGCCGTATCCTGAACTTCTTGTATTGGAAAATATGATAATTGTAAAAATGCTCTTTTGGTGTTTGGTGTTGGTAGTCTATTGTAAACTAATTCAGGTGTTTTACCCGCACGAAGTAATACATCATTTTCTTTTATAATCACATCCGCAGTTCCTCTTCCTAAAATACCAACATCTTCAGGTTTAGGAAAAATACCTTCAGTACTACCCCCTTCAGTAATTATATAACTACCATCTTGATTTCTCAAAGATATTCCTTGTTCATATCTTGAACCAGTTGCCAAAAACTTTTTTGCGCCTTGGAAATTTTCAAATGGACTTAATAAAGGACTTGAAAAAGGTCCTTGGATGTAAAACTGATTTTCCCTTTTGAATTTTTTATTCATATAGATTATATGAACATATTCATCATTCTGTGGGGTTTGATTTATAAAAAAAGGAAGAAGTGGTAAAAACAAAATAGGATCTTTACTTGTCCATTTCATTTTCTCCTCATCCCAATCAGGAATAGAGCCAATAATAGCGGTATAATCATCTGTTTCAGGTATTACACGAAGTCTACCTAACATCATAGGGTCTTGATTATCAAAAACCGTACCTGCAAAAATTATTTGATATTCATTAGGTGGGGTACTCATTTTTTGGTTCTACTTTCGAATTCTTTTAAGATTGTATTATATGTTAACTCTAGTTTATCCAAGTGTTCAGTCAATTTTACTAAAGTTTCCTTTGTAAACTTAAAATCTTCTTGGATAAAATCCATAACAAAAATCAAATCTTTATTTGGTGAAGATTTGAAATCTTTGATAACTCTTATTGCTTTTTCTGCTTGTTCTTTTTTATTCATAATTAAAAATATAAACCAGATGCTGATAAAGGAACTGTAACCCCCGCAGGTGTTATTGTTGTTGGTTTGATAGCAACTTGAACTTTTCCGTTTTCTGTTTTTTCTTTTTCTGCCGCTTTTAATTGACTATACATAGCTAAAACTGTTAAATTAGGTGTACCATCAGGTAAAGGTCCTGTAGGAATACCTAGTCTCTGAAGTTCTTCTATTGTACCAATAAATGCTCTTGATTCAGAATATCCACCAAGAAACTCTGAAGCAAACAGAAGAGGGAGAGGAACTTGACTAGTCAAAGCACCAAGTATATCTTGAGCTATTTGTCCTCCAACACTCATAATTTGTATTAATTCATCAATAATACTTTTACACTTTCGCCAATCGGTTATTAATTGTGCAACCACAAAAAGTATTTGAATTAATTTTAATATAATTGCTGTTATTTTTCTAACTCTTTCATTGTTAATGTCTTGTAGTGCTCTTTGAACTAATTGAAGTAAGTCTCTTCTTATAGTTTCAAACAACTCTTGTACAAATAATGCACTTATTTTTGAAATCAAATTTACAACAAATTTTTTGAAGTTCTTTGCAAAATCAACTAAGTTTTCAATTAAGGCTAATGCTTGTTGTCCCAAAGATACCAACATAGCAAAAATAGGTAAAAGAACTTTAGGACTTAATAAAGAAAAAGTCACACCTTGAGCTAACAACTTTAAGAAGTTTGTATCTACAGCAACGTTAATATTACCATTTGGTATGTCTACATTCCAAGCTGGATTGTTGATTAAAGATTGTGTAAGTTGACTTGCGGCATTTACCTTATCGTTATCAGGAACAAATCTCAAACTATCCAAAGCAGAAATAATACTATCAACATCAACTGGTAATAATACATCACCACAATTTTCATATTGTACTACTCCATTTTTCAAATTGGAGATTGTTAAATCGATATTCCTTAAATCAATGTCGGTGAACTCAAAAAAGGAGTCGTCTATCGGGTCATCAACTGGGACTTTAGCAACCCCACTTACATTTATTTCATTATTACCATTATCAGTATCAAAACAAATACCCAAAATTCTTTTAATTATTATAGCAAACTTAGTGTCAATTTCTGCTTGTTTAGTACCTATATTACCCTTAATCGATAAGGCACCAGTCAACCCATTCATTATGTTAGCCATAATAGTTTCAAACTCAACCAATTTAATTGATTTATAATAATCAATTAAAAACTGAGAAATTGTGGTTGCGTTGTTTGCACGTTGTGAAAAGGTGACCTTAAACCAAGGTCCAGTTTGATTTGAATTGTCTACTTCAGTGTACTCAATATCGAAAAGATTTTGACCTGAACTACCTTTGTAAGGACTACCATTCGATGATGAATATGAAACATTTGGGGCTTGAGTTCTGTTATATAACTCTTTATTCATTGAAAATGGGAAATCTTGAATTACTACAGGATTGTTCTCATATAGTAATTTACCATCCACACTTTCGGGTTCTTTTTTTAATAAACCCAATAAATCAACTGAAGAAACTTTAAGGTAAACAACTTGACCTGGTAGATAGGTTTGTTGTTGGTCACAACCAATTGCATTGATAGCTTCCTCAAACAATATGTCAGCCAGTTTGGGTTCTATATTTTTTATAGTTTTAAGAAGCAATTTTTTTATAAAAGAGACTGAGCCAGAACCACCGCCTTTAGTTACGGATCCAACATCCAAAAGTCTATCAAATTGATTTTTCAAATCTTTTTGATACTTCTTATTCTTTTTAATTACTTCTGAAAGTCTATCACTCGATTTTGTTTTGTCTTCTTCTTGAGTGTCACCAGCCTTTTTAATAACATTAAGATATTCATCTTTTAGTTCATTAAAAGCTTGGGTTGCTGATATTTTTTCTTTAAGTTTGTTGTAGTCAAAATTTAAGTCTAACCCCATTTCTTATTTTTTCATTTTGTATTGGTTGTCTGACTTTGAAATATCCCTCTCCATTAAGTCTTTAATAACATCGTCATCCATATCTAAGTCAGATATTGAAAATGATTCTTTTGACGAATTTGTTTTTTCCCAAATTGATGCTTGTAACTTTGATAGTGATAATTTCTTTTCAACACAATCGTTGATTATTTTTTGTTGTTTTTCGATTACAGGACCTATAAGTGTCATATCTTCAGGTTCTTTCATCATTGTCAACATTTTATTTTGTATTCTAAGGGCAGTGTTTCTCTGTTCTACGAGTTCATTGTAGATTTCTTGCATCAAGGATAAAATCGATTCCTTGGATAGATTAATTTCTTTTTTTAGTGGTCTAGGCATATAAATAAATAGTTATCTAACCATTTTTTCCACCATAGAGATATATATGAACTTAAATTTTTTAAGGGAGCTTCTAATTTCCTTGGTACTTAAATTTGTCATTTCTCTGAGTGAAAGAAGTATTATGTTTTTGTTGAATTTATTATTTGAAGTACCAATAAAAATCTTGTCATAGTTTTCAAAAATGTCGTATAAGGCTTGACCTAATTTTAACTCATTTTCATTCAAACTATCTTCTTTGAACAAATTGTCTAATTCTCTAAGAAAATTTTTAATAATATCTTCAGGTTCAACAACATCATTATCTATATTGTAAGAAAAGTGTTCATCGTTTTCTAAATCACTTGAAATATCCTCATAGGATATTTTTCTGTTAGTTTCTTTTTGGTCTTTAAGAATTTGACCCATAAGGTAATTCTTACAGATTGTACCAAAATATGAATAGGCCTTCTTTTCTTTGGATGGCTTAAACTTATCAATTTTGGTCATTAAAAAAGAATGAGTATCTTGATGAATTTCTTCAAATTCAATGTCTTTACGATATAGTTTGTAAGTTCTAATGATTGATGAAATCATCTTATCGATTGGTAACCTCAAAAAGTCATTATATATTTTATTCTTTTCTTCAAAAGAGTCAGCAATTAAAAATTCTCTAACTGCCAACTCTTCTCTTTCACCAAAATACATTTTTTCTTTCTTAGGTTTTCTACCCTTCTTCTTAGACTCTAAATTAATATCTTCGGACAAATTTTTAATATCTGTCATTAAGTTTTTTAAGCTTCATATTTTATGGCTCTATCAACAATGAAGAATGATTCTTTTTTTGCTGATTCAATCCAAAATTTGACTTCTTCTTTTGAAAGAACTTCATCTCCATTTTTATAGTTCCAAAAAATAGAACCTTGTCTCAAATTCGTATGTTTGTATCCGATTCTTGGGATAGTCATTATTTTTATTGAGTTATGAGTTAGTCTTAAAAATAATTCATAACCAAATGTTAACTTAAATGATGACTTTAATAAACCAAAGTCAACGAATGATGATTTTTTTATAACCATACCTGACATTTGGAAATTTTGAAATGTTTGAAGGGTTTCATTGTCCAAGATTCCCATTTCACTTGAAATATTTACGGCAAAAGTTGCCTCATTTGTGAATCCAGCAAAATTTCCATTTTCTGTAACATCAATAACTATTGGTAAAAAACAATCAACATCAGGGTATGCTTTTGAAAATTTACTAACATTATCAAACCAAATTTTTGAGTACTCATCATCAAATTCAAAAAAAGTAACCCATTTTGAGTTAGCTATTCTTGCACCATGATTAACTTGTTCTGCAAAATTTGGGGTTTTTGTCCAAACAACTTTATTAACATTTAATCCACTAAATTCATATTTATCCAAAAATTCTACTAAGGATGTTTCATCTGTGTGTACAATTATAAGTTCATTTACTTGAACTTTCTGAGTTACAATAGATGTAATCGCTTTTTCGAAATAATCTTCAAACCAAGGATGTGTTGAAGATTTAATTGGTAATATTACCGATACGTCAAATTTTTCCATATTATTCTATAGTTTGTAGTTTGTTTAATTGTTCTTCGAAAGAAAGTAATCTTTTTTCAAGATATCCTTCGAAATGGTTTATTACACTTTGTTTGAAGGTTTCTGGTGAAGTAAGTTTTTCTACAGTTTTTTCCATTTCAATTAGTAGATTTTCATTAATATTATCCTCCAACCAATTCTGTAAAAAGTCTGCAATGTAATCTACAATTTCGTTTTTGTTATTAATCCATAGACCATTATCCTCACTCATCCATTCAGGTATCATTCTTGGTACAATACCCATACAAGGAACACCACATTTCATTGATTCTAATGGAAATGTTCCGAAGGAACTAACATCGTCTAACCAAACGGATAAGAAACACTTTTGTAAATTATCTGCAAACTCAGATTCACTCATACCTCTCATATCTCTAAATGTAACCCATCTATATTGTGGGAATTTAAGGTAAAATTGTTTGATAACATTTAACCCTTCTCTTTGATCTCTAGAGTGGATTCCGATAATTGGATTTGCAGGTAAAGAATTCTTTTTGAATTTGTCTGATATTACTGGTGGGACAACATCAATTGATACATTCTTCATCAAGTTAGAAAGATATTCTTTTTGTTGCTCTGATGTTGTTATACATTTTAAGAAACCTAATTGATTCCAAGATTGTCCTGGTTGTAAAGTTTCTAAAACATAATCGTATGATTGTGATAATACAATTTTACCACAAGGTAAGTTACTGATTTGACTCATTACAAATCCATATAACTCAGGTACAACAATAAAGTCTTCAGGTGCAACTTGAAGTTTTTGACCATCGATTGAAATGTGTGGTATTTTCATAAAATCAGAATCTAACCAAGTTGAGACACCGGTATAATCCTCTTTTTCATGTAAGATAAATACGTTGTAATCCTTATCAAATAAAGTTTTAGCCATTTGATAAATGTAAGCTATTGAAGCTTTTGCATTTCCTTTAGTATCTTGTACTAAAAAATAAATTCTGGATTTTTTTTCTTTGAGATTCAATATTGAATTCTCAATTTTTTCAATTTGTTCGCTATTCATAGTTAAATTTTGTTTATCAATTTTTTATATAATAAGGAATTAAATGCCAATCTAAATGGTATAGATAGTTCTGTACTTTTCATACCCAAGGTTTCATCAGCTTCTTCATTTTCAACAATTAGTGTTTCAATCATCATTTTAATCATTTCATATTTGACAACACTAATATGATTTTGAGGATTACCTGTGTAGTCAGTAGGTGGGTCGACATTAATATACTTTTCGATGGTATCAATATCGAAATAATAGTTTTCTCCGAGTATTTTTAACATTATTATAAATTTTTTAGAATTATATCCAAATCCTTTAATTTTTTTATTGTGTGGTACATTTTAATATCTTTATTATAGTCCGTTTCGAACTTAATTAAGATTTTGTCATTTGGATGATTTAATAATAAGTTAGGATTTGCCGTAAGTAAAACATCAAATTCATCCCAAATCTTATTTTGTGTAACATTTGAATAAAAAACAACCTTCTCTAATTCACAACCAAATTTGGATAAAAAGAAAAGGGATGCTGGTTTTGATTTTCCTATTTCATCAGACACAATTAAAAAATCAATAGTATCTCTATATTTTACATAAGTTTCATTCAAGTCACTGAACGTTGACATTTCTGTAGAGGGTGCATGACCAAATAACTCCATACAATATTCTTCATACATAAATGAAAAATACTCTTCTCTACTTTGAAATGCGAAATGTGATTCTAAATCAATAGATGTGATAGGTGATAATAGTTTGTATTCAAATGGTTCAGGTAACGTTTCCATTTCGGTGTTACCAGACAAATCTATTGTGTACGTTGGATTTGAAACATCACTTTGATTTCCATCAATTAAATGTTTTTCATATAAATGTTTGAATTTTCCAATGGTATCTCTAAGTACACCATTAATTTCAATTGCTATTCTCATTATTCTTCGTATCTTTTAAGAATTTTTCCGATTAAAGGATTCCTAACAACATCTTTAGTATCAAATTCAAAAACACCAACATCATCCAAATCCTTGAATTTTTTTATTGCATCATATAAACCCGAATGTGTTTTATCTTTGTATCTATCAGTTTGTTCTAAGTCACCACTGATAAAAAATTTACTATTGAAACCAATCCTAGTCAATAGAAGTTTCATTTGATTTGGGGTTGAATTTTGAGCTTCTTCAAATATTAAAATTGAGTTGTCAATGTTCATACCTCTCATATAAGCCAAGGCAAATACTTCAATAACATCGATTTCTTTAAGTTTTTCTCTTGTTTCCTTCCCTATTATTTTGTTCATTAAATAGTATGATGGAAAAATATAAGGGTCTAATTTTTCTTCTACATTACCAGGAAGAGATCCCAATTTTTCTTCAGCCTCAACTGCGGGTCTAACTATTATTATTTTCTCGTAAGGTGAGTTTGGGTCAGCTAAAATATCTATTGCAGCTTTCATTGCAATATACGATTTACCAACACCTGCGGGACCTGAACAAATAGTTATCTGATTTTTTTTGAGTAAGTCATAATATAATTTTTGATTATCAGATAAAAATTTTTCTTTTGATTTTTTTTTAATAATTTCACAAATTATTTCCTTTCTTGTCTTTCTTGGTTCCTCGTTATTTTGAGGTTGTGTTGGTTTTTTTCTTGTTGCCATCAATTATTTATTTTTATAAAAATCTAACCAGTATTCAATCATTTCGTCTAACATAGTTTCAAATGTGTAGTTATGACTCCAACCAGTTGTTTTAATTAATTTAGATGAATCACCTTTCAAGTTGTGTAATTCTTCAGGTCTTAAAAACTTTTCATCAACTTTAACATAATTATTATAATCCAAATCTAAATAGGAAAATACATATTCACATAAATCTCTAACTGAGTGTGAAATACCCGTAGCACAAACAAAATCATCAGGTTTTTCCAATTGCAAAATTTCCCACATAGCGTTTACATAATCTTTAGCGTGTCCCCAATCTCTAGTTGCATCTAAATTACCTAGTTTTAATTCATTAGATAATCCTAGTTTAATTTTAACAGCTTCTTTACATACTTTGTTTGTGACAAAATTTGTTCCCCTTCGAGGTGATTCATGGTTAAACAAAATACCATTAGAAATGAACATCTTGTAAGAATTTCTGTAGTTTCTACAAATGTTGTAACTAAAAACTTTTGCACAACCATAAGGTGAGACTGGATTCATAGGTGTTGTTTCCCTTTGATATCCATCACTATCAACCGAATTTCCGAACATTTCAGAGGATGATGCTTGATAAATCTTTGTGTCAGGTTTGATTAATTTTACCGCTTCTAGTAAATTTAGAGTCCCTAATCCAGTTGTATTACAAGTGTAAATGGGTTGTTCAAACGAAATTTTTACATGTGATTGTGCAGCGAGATTATAAATTTCATCTGGTTGAACTTTTTGAATAATATTAATTATTGAGGACAAGTCAGTCAAATCAGCATAATATAAAGTAATTTTGTCATAAACTTTATTTAATCTCATTGTCTGATTTTCGGTTATTGAGTTTCTTTTTAACGTACCATACACATCATAACCTTTATCTAACAATAATTCTGTTAAATATGAACCATCTTGTCCATTTATACCTGTGATTAAAGCTCTTTTCATTTTATGAAATAAGTTTGAAAGTTAAATTTGGATTTATTAATATAGAAAAAGTTGATAAATTAGATTTACTACAAATAAAAGTTTTTGTTTTAGATAAAGTAAAAACACCGAATATTAATTCATTTATATGATTTTTATTTTCTTTGAAAAAGGGTAAAGCACCATTAATTGAAGTAAAATCGTCATATGTGATTATCATATTACCATATCTTTTTTTGAACTTTAAGGTGTCATCTGAATTATCACACATCAAGAAAATGTTTTTGAAATTTTGACTTTCAATAGTATTAAATATTTTTTGCAAATCAACTACTTTGTGATGTTGGTATATATCTGTTGCACGTCTATGAACACCTATTGTATTATCAAAATTTATTTCCAAATGTCTTTTTGCTAAAAGTAACTTGAATTCATCATTCGGAATAAAAAAATTATCGATGACATATTTAGAAAATTGTCTAACTTCAAAATCATAAGAAAATGGATTATAACAATCCAAATTTAGAATATTTTGAGTTAATTCGATATTTTCATATAAGTGTTTTTGATTTATAAAGTCAAAATTACCTTGCATGAAACTAATTTCAAACAAATTATTATTACCATAACCAGGAATATCAACTAAATCATGATAATACTTAATGTCTTTTTTTCCATTAATTTTTACATAATTTATCATATTTAGCACCGACTCAGTTAAATATGAAACAATCCTCTGAATTGTTGTTTCCCCCTTGCCGGTTTATATAATCTATTCATTATTTATAATTTTACTTATGAAATTTATATCATCTATTTTTAAGTCTTGGTGGTTTGGGATATAAAATCCGAACTCATTTATTTTTTCACAATTGGGTAACTCTACGTAACCAAACTTTTCATACCACATAGGTTTTTTTGACATATTACCAGCAATAAGAGGTCTTACTTCAACATTACCTGAGATTAATCTACTTACAATTTCCTTTTTGTTAACTGAAACTATGGGTAATGCGAAATTGGAAACAAAGTCATCTTTTTTTTCTGTTAGATGAATTTCATTTATTTTAATAGAATTAATGTAATGCTTAAAATTTTTATTTCTCTTAGTTGAGAAATCGTCAAGTTTATCTATAGCTCTAATACCGATGAAGGCTTGTAAATCTGTAGATCTCAAGTTAAATCCGGGTACGTAAAAATTATACAAAGAGTCAAAATCAGAAACATTGTATTTTTCCCTTAGTTCTACTTGTTTACTAATTGGTAAGTCCCTATCCCATCCGTGACTTCTCATCATCAAAAGTAGATGATAGAAATCCTCATCATTAGTATTAATAAATCCACCTTCAATCGTACTCAAATGATGTCCAAAATACATAGAAAAAAAAGATGCGAAACCAAATGACCCTAAATATTTTCCTTGAAATTTAGAACCCATACTTTCACAAACATCTTCAAATAATAATACGCCATACTTTTCACAAAGAGAAATAATTTCATTCATATTTGGTACTAATCCTAATGGTGAAACTAAAATCATACAAGAGGGTGAATGTTCCTTAAAAATTTTTTCTAAATGGGTTAAATCACATGATAAGTCTTCTAAATTACAATCACACATAATTGGTTCCATACCTAATAAAATTGGTGAACTTACATCCGTAGCCCAACTTAAACCTGGTACAACTATTTTTTTGTTCCTTAACTTACCTAATTCTAAAATAGCCGCCAGAGTCAATAAAATAGCCGATGAGCCAGAATTAACATAGACAGAATATTTTGTACCAATTTTTTTTGCCCACTTTTTTTCTAATTCAAAGGTTAAATTTCCTTTTGTTAATTTGGGTATTTCATCTTGATTCAACCAATCTATAAGATATTTGATATCTTCTTTATCTATTGTGTCACTAACTAATTTAATCATAATAACTTTTATAAACTAACTTTATTCCTTCAGCTAATTTTAATGGTGAAAAGTTAGGTAGTAAAGTCTTTATTTTTTCAATTGACACATCTTTTCTGTATTGACCATTAGGTTTGGTTTTATCCCAAAAAACTTTTATGTGCTTGGCATCACAAGATTCTAGTGCAATATCAACCATTTGTTTTATGGATAAATTTTCTTCTACGGCAACATTAAAACTTTCAAAAATGTCTTCCGTTAAAACTTTGTAAATCACTCTTGCGAAATCTTCTGCGTACATAAACTGACGAAGAGGAGAACCATCACCATATAAAGTAATAAATTCATCATTATTTTTTTTAGCTACATAAATTTTTTTAATCAATGCAGTTATAAAATGACTATTCACTTCATCGTCTTTATCCCCAACACCATATAAATTACATGGTGTTAAATATTGATATTTTGTACCATATTGTTTGTTGTAACTATCTATTTGAACAGCTAAGTTTCTTTTAGCATATCCATAAGAAAAATTAGTATGAGTTGGTGGTCCTAAATGTAAATCACTTTCACTCATTGGGTAACTTTCTACAACATCTGGGAATATACAAGTACTTAAAATACCAATAAAACGTTCAACATTATTTTTTCTTGCATAATCAACAATAAGAGTATTCATTAAAACGTTTTGGGTGAAATATTCGGCAGGAAAATTTATATTATCTATAATACCTCCTACTTTAGCTGCTAAATGTATTATAGTTTGAGGTTTTTCAACCTCAAACATTTTTTTTACTTCAATTTCAGATGTTAAATCATAATCTACAGACGACAAATATTTCGCATTGGGTAATAATTTTTGGAGTGCTTTACCAACTAAACCCGAACCTCCTGTTACTACAATTTTTTTCATACTATATTTTAATCCACTGTTCACAATACAAATCATTTGTATTATGGTTTTTTAATTTTTCACCAAACCATTTTTTTGGTGCGACTACTTTTTTATTTTCATTTTTATTTAACCACGCACCCCACCAACTGAAACTTGAATTTGCAATTATATTATGGTCACATAAGGACATCAAATACAACTCTTCAAAATCATTGAATCCACTTACAAAAGTTTTATTTTTAAGAAAAGAAAAGTTGTCTTTACACCAATTGATATCGTCAGAAAAAATTAAGTAATTTGTATCTTGACCAATAATTTCAGTAGCTTTTTTATAATAATTAATATCTAACAAACAATGATAATCACTCAAGTGAACGTAATCACCTCTTCTGACATGGATTGAACAAGATTTTATATTGGGAAATTTTTCAAGGAAAAAATTTACTTTATTTATGGTGTTTTTATTAGGTTCAAACAATTCTAAAATGTTTTTTCTATATACATTAAAATATTTTTCACTTTGGAAATACCCTCTTATTTCTAAATTGTTAGTTGTATTTGGTATTGGTACAAATGAAAATTCCTTTTCAACATAAACATCATCTATGTTTGTTTTTTTCTGAAAAGGAATTTTTCTTAATAAATCTTCTTTGTAAAATGAAAAATGTTTGTGTGGAGTATTGTCCATAATTTCATCACAATAAAAATATTTACCATCCCTCATTGCCACAGAATATCCTGCAGCAATTTGAAACATCATATTTCCCAAACCTCCCATCAATTTTGTGATAATACTATAATTATTATTTTCCATCCTTAAAAAAATCTGAATCATTAATTGATTTATCATCTACTAAAACATCAAAATTTAATTTAATTCCTGTTCTTAGTAAATGAAATTTAACACCCCATTGATTTAATTGTTTTTTTGTAAATTCATACCAATCAATTTTTGTAGTACTACCTCTTGCAGTATCTATCAATATAACATTTCCATCATCGTATAATTTATTAACCACATAAATTCTTTCAAAAAAAGGATTTGCGTGTTCATAATTACCATTAGTATTAGTACATAAAGTCCCATCCAAATCAAAACAATATATCATTTACTTTCCTAAGTTTTTTAATTATTGGTTTTTCATTATCATAAATAACTTTTACACCATCCCCTAAAACTAATTCCATTTTTCTTATTCCTGAAACTAGTTCTTCAATATTTTCTATCGAGGCCGATTGATCTGAACCATACATAGTTCTGTCTAAAGTTATGTGGAACTCAATACATTCACTACCAATAGCAACCGCACCAAAACAAGGAATCATTCCACTAGCATGATTAGAAAATCCAACTTTTAAGTTAGGGTATTTTCTTTTAAGTGTTAAAATATAATTCAAATTTATTTCCTCATCTTTCGTAGGGTAAGTACTTGTACACGCCAAGACGTATTCAACATTTGTTAAAATTGATAATGCCTTGTCTATTTCATCTTGGGAACTCATACCAGTTGAAACTATTAAAGGTTTATTAGTTTTATTTAGTGCAAGTAAAAAACTTTTATCAGTTAAAAGGGCTGATGGTACTTTGTGATATTTTACGTTACAATTGTTCTCAATCAACTCTAAACTGATTAAATCCCAACAAGATACAATAAAGTCTATACCCAAATTTTTGGTGTAAGTCTCCAATTCTTTGTATTGTTCAATTGAGAATTCAATTCCTTCTTTTTGTTCTCTAAATGTAGTACCCCAAGGTGATTCTCTAAAACTATTTAGTTCTTCACTAGTATAAACTGAATCAATATCTCTTTTTTGGAATTTTACAGCATCACAACCACTTTTTTTAGCTAAATCTATTAATTTTTTTGCTGTAGATAATTCACCATTATGGTTTATACCAATTTCTGCAATAATGTAATTTTTTTTCATTTTTTTTTATTTTTTTATTTTTTATTTTTACCAAACGGTTTTACCACCATCAATTATTAAATTAGTTCCAGTCATATACGAACTCGCATCTGAACACATAAAAACAATAGCTCCTTTATATTCATCGATATCTGCCATTCTACCCATTGGTATAATATTAGATAACTTATTAACAAAATCAATCGGATGGTCATTATAAACCCCAGTCGGACTTAAACAATTTACTCTAATATTCTTTTTAGCAAAATATGTTGAAAGATATTTAGTCATACCTACTATTGCCCACTTAGCTGCCGAATATGTTATTGGTTTTACATTCTGTTCATTTTCTAATTTTGTTTCATCTCTGTAAATTCTTTGGTCTGGTGCAATTACCCCTAAATCAGATGATATGTTTAATACAACTCCACCACCATTTTCTAACATTTTATTACATATTACTTGTGAAGTTATAAATGTTCCATTTATAATAGCATCAATACCCTCTTTGAAGTAAGATTCAGTCATCACCTCAAATCTAGTCTCAGGTGTCAAACTTTTACTGTCTTTAGTAACTTTAGGATCTTTAGCTGCATTATTAATAAGAATGTCAATCTTATCGTATTTTTTTGAAACATTACTTACACTAATTTTATCTGTAACATCCATATATTCAACAAAAACATTTTCTTTCCCATACATTAAAGAAATTTCTTTATACTTGATTGATAGTTTGTCAATATCAATATCAGTAAGAATTACTTTTGCACCATATTCTAAAAGAGCTTCAGCATGTTTTGGACCTAATAAACCTGCTGCACCTGTAATTAAAGCAGTTTTACCATCTAAATCAAATAGATTTCTCATAATAAATTTTTTATTTTTTCGTATGTGTTTTTTATATAATTTATTTCGTCATCATCAACACCTCTTGCCAATTGTAATATAATATTTTCATTGTAGTTAATATTTTTTAATGAATCAATTATAGTTTTGAAGTCAGTGTCACCTAAACCAAATTGTTTTGTTTGACCTTTGTAAGTTCTATCTTTGAAATGGACATTTTTTATTTTAGAACCAAAAAAGGATATTAATTCTTTATGGTTTATTTTTTCTTTATATACTGAGGTAAAATTACCAGTGTCGTAAGTTATATAATAATTTGGTTGGTTTTCTACGAATTCTTTTACTATTTCCTTATTACATTCAAATTCAAAACAGAAATTAATTATTGGATATTTTTTTGTAATAGGTATTAAGTTGTTGAGAAATTTGTATCTAATGTTTTCGTCTTCTATTGAACTATCTTCCAAAAGTGGAATTACAATTTTACTTAATTCCAATTCTAACATTCTGTCCAAAACGGGTAACAAATTTTCGTTCAGAAAATCATATTCATAAAACGAACTATTAACCATTGTATCCATACACACTGAAAGTATCTTTGATGATAATATTTTTTCAGTAAAAAAGGGATTATTAAAATTAAATTCAGGTGTTATTAACCATTCAATACCACTAAGTTCAACTTCAGTCAAATCCAAAAATTCTTTTTCCCAAGTTAAAAATGGAAACTCTTGTATTTTATTATTAATTGGTTTACTCAATCTACCTTGTAAAATCCCAAAAATCATTTTTTCCCAAAATTATAAGGTGTTGGTGCTGAAGAAGATAATTGAAATTCAGTGTTAAAATCTTTAATTTGTTTTTCAATATCTATTCCAACATTTTCACTCCATTTATTTAACAATTTTCTTGTAATTTTACCCATACCATTTGTTAATTCAATGTAATTAATTGATGTCATTGGAAGAATACAAAATGGGGTTGCAGTCATAAAACATTCATCTGATGTGTACGCATCATAAAGAGTTAAGTCGGTTTCAATACATTCAATATTAAGTTCTTCACATAAATCAAATATATAATCCCTACTAATACCTCTCAATATATTATGTCCTTTTGGTGTTAAAACTCTACCATTTTTTACAAAAAAAACATTGTCACCACTACCTTCAGCTATATAACCATTTTCATCTAATAATATAGCCCAATTGTTTTCCCCTTTATAAAACGAGGCTTCAATATTCGCCATTTGATAGTGTAACCTACTTCTATTTTTTATTCTTGGGTCTAATAAATTATTACTAATAGCTCTTTGGGGGGTAATCACACCATTTATACCCCCATCAAACAACTTACCCATACCATTTACTGTCCATTTAAGTGGAAAGTCAGCAATAATTACAGTGGGTTGTGGATTATCAAAGAGATGAGAATATAAACCTAAAGGTCCCCTACTGATGTTTATCATTAGTCTATGTTCATCGGTAGCTAAAAAACTTGGTTCATTGACTTCAACAACTAAATTACAAAAATCAATCATCTGTTCTTTGGTATATTGAATTGGAATTCTCAATATTTTTAATCCATTAAATAGTCTGTCAATATGTTCTTCTAACTTAAATTGTTTTTTATTAAATGATCTAGTCATTTCAAAAACCATATCACCAAACATTAAAGCCGAATCATAAATAGAAATTTTAGCATCCATTTCATCGACAAATTCACCATTATAAAAAACTTTTCTAATTGACATATTATTTAATTTTACCATAAAAATAGTTCCTAATTGAACCATTATTTTTTTTATTGAAAAAACTTCCATATTCTTGAATATCAATAACGTCTGAAAAATATTCCATCACTCCATTATTGTCTGTAAAATATTCTTTACCATATTCTTGAATACCATTAGGATATGTGTTTAATGTGTGAAAAAAACCTTTCCCTTTGTGTTTTGATAGTATTTCTTTGAATTCTTTTAATTTTTCTAAAACATACCAAGTTACTTCAATCATCATAATACAATCAACATTATTGTATAAATGTTCATTAGTTATGTCTGATACGATAAAATTACATTTAGGATAAAGTTTTTTTGCTTTATAAATTGCATTCTTTGATATATCAACACCTACAGATACATCACATAGTTCTTTTATTCTGTTTGTATAATGACCATGACCACAACCTAACTCAATAACGTTTTTATAATTGTTTTTTTTAATTATTGATAAACCCAAAGTTTTCTCATGACTATATATTTCTCTCGTTGACTGTTCCCATGGGTCATCAAATAAACGATACATTTCATCAAATTCCCCAACAAATTTTCCCCCTTTAATTACAAAATCTTGGTATTTCATTTCATTTTGTTTTTATAAATAATTTCACAAAGTTCCAAATCCTCTAAACTATCAATCTCAAACATTTTCCAATTTTCCATTAATGAAAAACCAATTTTTCCAAATAATCTGTTTTTACTCTCTAAAAAACCTTTTTTATTAAAAACATAGATTGAGCCGTTCTCAACATATTGTTTTTCAGAATCTTGTCTTCTTTTTCTATTTTGGTGGTCATAATTAACACTTCTCAATTTACCATTATTAGATTCCCAAATTAACATATCTTCTAATTCTGATGCCGAAAATACAGAATCAAAACCACCATCAATTAAAGTTTTTATACAATTATCAATATCATAACTACTTCTTAAAGGTGAAGTCACTTGTAAAAAAACAATGTAATCATATTCTTCATCCAAAGTTTCAATTACATGAAGTAACGCACTTTCACTTGTTGAAGTATCCGTTGAAAGATAATTTGGTCTGATTAATATTTCAGCGCCATAGGACTTAGATATTTTTAATATTTCTTCACAATCACTACTTACAACAACCTTATTTATATGTTTTGATTCTATTGCTTGACTTATTGTATGACCTATTAAATGTTTGTTCGCAAATTGAATAATATTCTTTTTAGGTATTCCTTTACTTCCACCTCTCGCCGGAATTATACATAAAATATTCATAATTTCTCAGTATTAAATATTGTTGATAGTGGTGAATCCTGACTTAAATTAATAATTTGTACCCCAACTTTTTCAGCACTCTCAAGAATAATCTTGAAATCATTTAATATATTTTCTAAATAAGGGTCAAACGAATCCGAATTAATTGTTTTAGAATTAAAATAACCTTTTTTATAATTTAAGTCAACACCTGTTAAATATATTTTTTTACAACCCAAAAGTATCGATAATGCTAACATATGTAAGGCAACCGTGTCTCCAGAACCATACCTTGATGGGTTACCAGTATAGTTTTGTAATTCTTCTTGAAGAGTTAATCTATTTTCAACAAAGTTGTTGCAATTGTTTGGGCAATTACTACATTTTTTATTATCAAAGTGTCTTTGATCATAACCAATATATTTTACGTTAATTAAATTTTTTTCAATCCATTCTATTGGTGTTGTGTCAACAGAATCTGAATGAACTATTACACTATCCTTGTATTTGATTATTCTTTCATACATAGAAACTATAGTTGATATTGAATTAGCAAAAACCCAATAATCTGGTATGATATCACAAACTAAATCAATATCATTACAAGATATAAAAACTATATTTGTTCTATTTTCATTTATAAATTTAATTGAATCTCCAAGTGAAGGTCCTAAACCACAAACAAATGCAGTTTTATTGGCTTCGATGTTTATGATTTTTTTTATAGATGACATAAAAGTTAATTTTCAGATATAACCCATTTAATAAATTTAGACAAACCATATTCTAAATCGTACTTTGGTACCCAATTTAATTCAGTTTTTATTTTATAAATATTACCTTTTGCATATAATATATCACCTGGTCTATGATAATCAGTTACAATAATTTTTTTCATATCACAAACCAATTTTTACAATACAAGTCATTTGTGTTATAGTGGCTTAATTTTCTACCAAACCACAAAGATGGGGCTATAACTTTTTTGTTTTCATTTTTATTCAACCATGTCCCCCACCAACTAAAGGTTGAGTTTGCTATAATATTGTGTGTGCACAAGGACATTAAATATAGTTGTTCAAAATCCTCGAATTCATTAACAAATGTTTTATTTTTTATAAAAGAAAGATTGGATTTACACCATTCTAAATCGTCTGAAAAAATTAAAAAATTAATATTTTGTCCAACAATATTTATTGCCTTCTCGTAGTAATTTATATCAAGTAATGGGTGGAAGTCACTCAAATGAGTGTAATCACCTCTTCTAATATGAATGGAACAAGTTTCTGAAAGTGAGTGTTGATTAAAAAATTCATCTACCTTTTTTTTCGTTTTTTCACTTGGTTGGAACAATTCTAAAATATCATTTCTATTTTCGTAAAAGTATTTTTCACTCTGAAAATAACCTTTTAATTCTACATTTGATTCTAAATTAGGAATTGGACTAAATGAAAAATTGTTTTCTGGATAAACAACTTGAACATTTGTTTTTTTGTCAAACGTAATTTTTCTCAATATGTTTTCAGTGTAATAAGTATAAGAACGATGAGGACAAACTCCCATCATCTCATCACAATAAAATTTTTTATTTTGTTTGAGGGCAGTCGAAAATGTTGTTGCTATTTGAAATAACATATTTCCCAACCCACCATTTAGTTGGATTGTAATATTGTATTGTTTATCATCCATTTTTATGTGTTTTAACTTATTTTTAATGAAGTACAGTTTTATTAAGAAGTAAATTTATTTCTTCACTTAATCTGTTTCTAAAATCACAATAATCAAACGATTTTTTGTAATTAATCTCAACATATGTTATCATTTCTTGATAAGTTGTGGTTTTAATATTATTACATACATCAACCATCTCATCTAAGTTTTTTATATGAAACATACCTCTTAAATCGAAATAGTCACCAATGTTTTTACATCCGATATATATAGGAATTGTTTTAGTTTGGAAACAATCTATTAATTTTTCAGTAAACAAATTATTATAAGTAATATTTTCAATAACAATATGGTATTGTGAATAAAATAACTCGTTTTTCCATAAAGTACTTTTTATTTTTTTCATTTCTGGATATCCAGTTATGGGAAAGTTACTACTATTGTATAAATGTAAAGGTATTGAGTTAATAAATTTACTTTTTTCGAGTAATGAATGTCTTAATTTGTGACCTTCACAATTAGACTTTCCACCAATCAATGTTGTTATACAAAATTCTTTTTCTATAGTCAAATCAAAGTTGTTTATCCATGTTGTACCATATGGAAAAAGTTTTGTATTCGGACACGAAGAAATAATGAATTGGTCATAGGTTAGAATTAAGTCGAACTGATTGTAATTTTTTATAATATTTTCCCTTAAATTAGAAATTTCATTTGGTTCTATAACCCATAAAACTCTGACACAATTTTTAGATGTCGATGGAATTCTATCAACATATAATTCACAAGGTTTTTCTGTTTTGTAGTTAAAATCTAATCCAAAATTAGATAATATTTTCAAATCATACATTTATTTAACTTGTTAAAATTTTAATCGTGTCAAATGCACTTTTTATTACTTGGTGCATGTCAAAATATTTGTATTGTCCAAGTCTCCCACCAAAAATATATTTATTTTGATTGTCGGTTAATTTTTTATACTTTGAATATTTTAAGTTATTTTCAGAGTCGTTAACTGGATAGTATGGTTCAGTAATTTCTACCTTATATTAATAATGGGTTTCGTAAGTTATACAAGTTACATTCGAATCAGAATTTTCGAAATGTTTGTGTTCAATCGTTCTTGTATAAGGAATATCAACATCTGTATAGTTTATTATTGCAGTTCCTTGGAAGTTTTCGACATCGTACTTTATATGTTCAAATTTAGTAGTTTTATATTCTAACTCACCATAACAATAATTATAAAATTTGTCAATAGGTCCTGTATAAATAATTTGATTAGCAATATTATCCCAATATTCCTTGTTATCAAAATAATCAACATTTAATTTTACCTCTATCCCTTGTAAAAGTTTTTCAAAAATTGCTGTATATCCACCAATTGGAATTCCTTGGTATGTGTCATTAAAATAATTATTATTATATGTAAATCTTACTGGTAATCTTTTGATGATTTCTTTTGGTAACTCGTTTGGTGGTTTTCTCCATTGTTTTGTAGTGTATCCTTTTATTAATTTTTCATAAACATCAAAACCTACCAACTTTATAGCTTGTTCTTCCAAATTAGTTGGTTCACCTACACTGATAGATTGTTTTTTTATAATTTCTTGTGCTTCCGATGGTGTTTTTACATTCCATAATTGATTGAAAGTCCACATATTGAAGGGTAAAGAAAAAAATTCATCTTTGTAGTTTGCTATAGGGGTTAACACAAAATTATTGAATTTTGTATATTGATTAATCCACTTCCATATCTCTTCATCAGAGGTATGGAAAATATGTGGACCATAATAATGGATATTTATATTATCTTTTTTTTCGGTGTAACAATTTCCTCCAATATGATTTCTTTTATCAATCACGACACATCTAAATCCCTTGTCTGTTAATTCTCGTGCACAGATAGACCCAAAGAAACCACTTCCAACAATCAAATAATCAAACATTCAATATCAAATCTATTTTAACGTTACCTTTATTACCTTCATTCCAAAATAAACTTATTAAATGATTTCTTTTATTGAAAATTTTATCCCAACCAATAAAATCAGAT